TCAGGTACCTACAGCCGCCAGCAATGGCGGCTGTTTCGTTTCCAGCTCCGACATTGACGTAATCTTGACGTTCTCGGCGTGGTGGGCGAGATGAGTGGGAGCGAGGTGAGCGTACTTCTGCACCATCTCGATCCGCTCCCAGCCGCCCAGTTCTTTCAAGACCATCAGCGGTGTGCCGGCCTGCACATGCCATGACGCCCAGGTGTGCCGGAAGTCATGGAAGCGAAAGCCGGTAATTCCGACTTGCTTGCAAGCGGCGGCGAGAATCGAAGAATCGATCTGGCTGATCTGGGCGGGCTCTCGTCCAGGTCGTGGGCGCCGGCTGAAGATCAGGATTGGATGAGTCCCCTGGCGGCGCTGCAGCACAGCCATCGCGTCAGAGTTGAGCGGGACAGCTCGCGCCCGCTTATTCTTTGCTCGGCCGTGCGTGATCCACGCGTGACGCTTACCCATGTCGACCTGCGACCAGGACAGGGACAGTACTTCTGTTGCCCGCATTCCAGTGGCCACTGCGAATAGGCTGACCTCACGCATCCAATCAGTGGACATGGCTTGGATCAACTGAACGATCATGGCCGGTGGCTCCCAGCGCACCCTTACGTCGGGTTCGACGAACTTCCGAAGCTTCGGTGATCGGTTCAACCAGCCCCATTCAACGCATAGGGACAAAATGCGTTGAATGGTCGCAAGGTATCGGTTCTTCGCCGCCGCTGTTAGGGGTTTGGGTTTTCGGTGCGCATGAGTGGAATGCGTCGGCAGGCCCTGAAGAATGGAGCCGCTTGTTAAAGAGCTGACCGCGGCGCCGCCGCCAAGTACGCCACGCCAATATTTGACGTGACGTACTTTGGTCTCGTAGTCCCGTTGACCTTCGGAAAGCCGGAGCATTTGCAATGCAGCTTCGTCGAAAGTATGGGTCGGTTCTTCCCCAAACTTCGCCTTCCGCCATGCTTCGGCTTTCAGTCGATCGTGGTACTCCTGCGCGGCCTTTTTTTCTGTGGTTCCAGAAGAGCATCTAATTCTCGGGATGCCTGGCGAGCAGATGTCGATCTGCCATACCCCGGATGCTTTGTTTCTGCGGATTGACATGGTGAATCTCCGTCGACCTGCAGCGATAGCCGGGTCACATTGTTGCTTTTCTGCCCTAACTGGGCAAGTTGAGAGGGCCAGACGCGCCATGCGCGACCGCCCGGCAGTCTGAAGCCGATCTGCTTTCGCCTGGCGAAGACGGTTTGGTAAGACAAGCCCAGCCGCCTCGCCGCCTCGCTCAGGGAAATGGCGATCTCCTCGCTCATTCCCCGCTCGCCTTATCAAAGAGCCTTTCCAGGCCGGCTCGTGCTGTACGGGCAGCTATAGGATCCCGGCGGCCCGGAGGTCGACTCGTCCGCTGGGCGTGTGCGTTGCGGGCAGACGCGGCCGGGATGTCGCTACCTTCTAGCGGGCTTGCAGCAGCTACGACTCGCCGCGCATCGTCCATCGCAGCATTCCAGCCGCGCACATACACACGGATCTCGGCGTCGACGTGCTTCGGCAGCAGAAGGCTCCACACCACGTCGTCTTGCTTGGTGAGCTGGTTGCGCTTGGTGTGGGCCCCACAACCTGGCCACTGACGCTCGAGCTCTTGAATCAGAAGTGCGCGGCGCCTTTGGTTGATGAGATCGATGATCGTAATCACGTCGTCCTCTCCTTGTTGGTGGTGCGCCCCGCAGTGTTCAGTAGGGTGCGCGCCGCCGAGGCGCTGGCCTTCAGATGGGCGTCGGTCGACGCATCGAGGATGCTGGTGGTGATCTCCAAAGCGCTGGCCAGTGTGGCGCAGCGTTCTCGCATGGCTGCAGCCTCAGCCTTGAGCTCTGAGAGTTCGGCCGTGGCCTTGTCGTAGAGGCGCGTGTACAACGCGCGTCCTCGCACCGCCGCGGACAGTTGTTCAGTAGGGTTGCGAGGCTTAGACATGGCGTACCTCTATGATGACCGACAGGTGGTTGGCCAGTTCGCGGGCGCGCGCGCTTCCGATCTGAGCGAGGGCGTGTAGCGAGACGCCGTCGAACGTGTCGAGGGGCATGAGCTCGTCCAGCGCGTCGAGTAGGGCCTTGATCTCCCAGGCCATGTCAGCAAGTACCGAGGGGGCGGGGCATTTGGGTTCAGCGTTCATGCCGCTCCTCCAACAGCGAGAGCTGCTTCAGAGCCCAAGTTTTCGGTAGTGGCACGCAGCGGCCTAAGAGTCGCGTCCGCGCATGCAAGACGGTGCGTCACGATTGGCCGGCCGTCTCGATAGGCGACATCCGGTGCCCCTTGGAAATCGACTATCCAGTCGTGCCGTTTAACTTCGGTGAGATCATCGGGGTGTGCGAGCGCCGCAGCGACCGCACTCGTCGTGCTGCAAACTATCACGCCGATTCGCCCTATGCGCGCCGGATTCTTGCTTCGCACGAGCAATACCAGGTCGCCAACCTGGCAGCGTTGGGTGCGTGCAAATGTGGTGGCGGCGTTCATTCTTCACCCCGCGAAGTGCGGTCGCGCAGGAAGGCCGCATGCTCAAGAAGCTGGCCAGCTTCCGCCGCGAGCGCTCCAAGCGCTGCCACGAAATCACCCATCGCGTCGCCCGGAACCGGGTCCATACCGTCTGCCGGGATGTAGCCAAACGGAGCCGCCAGATCCTTGATGCGTGCAACCCGGTCTTCGGCCGCAGAAGTCAGTACTTCTGGCGGGGCAAGGGGATTTGCAACCAGCGCGTCAGCTGCGTCGAGGTCATCTGGACCGGCGCCAATGCAAAACCGCACGTCGCGCCCGTCGCTGCGAATGATCAGAGGGGCTTTCATGCAGTACCCCCTTCATCATCTTGGGCTTGCGCCCAGCGATCCTGTTCCTCGTGCGACATAGCGCACAGTTGCACATCCTCCCGGAGGTTCTGACGCCCAGGAGCGGGAATGCCGATGACCTGGAAGCTCACGAGCAGGGCGCCGATTGCGTCGAGGAAGTCTGAGCGAGCCGCGATAGGGAGGTTCTCGAAGGCCGCGCGCAGGCCGGAGGGGAAGAGGTATCCCTCCGCTGCGTCGGCGGCAACGCAGAAACGCTGATGCCATTGTTCCGCGGCTCGAAAGCCATTTGCACCGAACGGGAAGAAAATCGTTGACGAACCATTGACGGTCAACGAGTGGTTTGCTAACGTGCAGGGATGAGAAATCCCCTCCGCGCCTTGCGGGCGGATATCTTTCTTGGACATGTTGGCCTCCTAGCCGGTCCGAGGAGAGGGCCGCAGCGCTAACTGCGGTACTTCATTGATTGGCCCCTCCTGCGCTAACAGGTTTGGGGCCATTCTTTTGCTGGTACAAGGCGATACTGAGGTGTGCCTAATTTTTTGTCAATAGGTGCACCTAATTTATCGCTGCTCATTTTTGCCATTGCAGTTGCTTGGTAGCACTATGCCAAGCATGGCCACCATTAGAGCAATACCATTAGCCCTAAGAGTTACTACCCTTAGGGCTGCAAATGGAGATCACATGGCTACCGCTATGGTCGCTTTTTGGTGGAGGGGTCTCGGTCTATGACGCATGCGACTCTATCTACCGCCGCAGCATCCGCCCCAGAGAATCCGGGGAAGTTCTCGAGTATCCAAGGGATGATTTCGTCCCGGCTCTTAGGTCGAACCATGTCCTCGGTCCAGTTGGCCCAGAATCGTTGTTGAGTGGCTACAACTGCGGCAATCAGTCGTGCATCTGGACGAGGGACGGTGATGCTCTCCGGCTGAGAAAAGTGCACTTCGCCCGGGCGAGGAATGTCGCTTTCACCATAGGACAGGAAGCGTATCGCCTGCGCCTTCCATTCTTTGACTTGGCGGCCTTCTTCGGTGTTCTCGATAGAGGAATTCCACACTGCGGAATACGCGCGCCAATTGCGATGGTTGACGAACAAATTTCGCGACCATGTTGGAGGTGCGCTCACGTTGTAATCGGAGATCGACGTCTTGTCTTCGATAAAGAGGCGATAAAGGAAGTCAAAGTCGACGTCCCCTGCTCCCGCCAGACGAAAGCCCCCATCTTCTTCGCAAATGAAGAAATCGAGCCCTTCTCCGGTGAGCGCAACTGTTGCTAAGTAAGAGTATTGCTGTGCGTATTCGCTGGATAGGCGGTCCGTCCACTCCTTGCTTGACGCCCACCATGGAGAGGAGCGGAGCACGAACGATTCGTCAACGAACTCACTGACGAGCTTGTACTCCCAAGGCTTTGCTGCTTGCGTGGCGATACGGTCGCTATCCAGGATAAGACCGATGACGTGACTAAGCGTGGGGTGTGAGGCTGCTTGTCTTAGCGCCTCGATTGATCCGCCATTCTCCACGAGGCGGCTAAGAATAGTTTTAGACACCAGCTATTCCTTTTGCGATTTGGTCGACGCTTCCCATTCTTCAATCATGGCTTGAACTCGACCCTCAATTAAGCCCTTTTGATACGGCGGCAGAGCTTCGTAACGCTCTGGAGAGATGCCCCAAAAAGGCCAGCTGTTGGGGAGGGGTATGGGACTCGCATCCTCATCGCGCTCCATGGGCCCCTTTCCTTCTGCAAGCCAAATTTCACGTACGTTTAGATATGCCGCAGCCTTGATCAGGCTTGAGCCTTTAAGGGCTTTTGTGCGGCCCGTTAGCCAGCCATGTACAGACGCGGCAGCGATACCGCAAGCGCGCGCAAGGTCCGCTTGGGAGACATTTGCCTTGGCGAGGGCGGTGGAAAGCCGGTCGGCGAGTGTGTTCATAAGGGGATGGTATGCCTGTTTAAATTAGGTGTGCCATTGACTTGATTGTTAGGTGTGCCTAAAATTATGGCATGAAACTAACGCATCCCGACTCTGTTCTGATAGACCTGCTTGGCGGTACTTCCGCTGTCGCACGGTTGTGTGAAGTCCAATCGCCCTCCGTGTCCGAATGGAGGCGAACCGGAATTCCCAAGGCGCGGATGCAGTTTTTACGGCTCGCGCGTCCTAGCGCCTTTGCTCGCTGCGAAGAGTCGACGCAGAACCTGAAGGAGCGTTCTCGTGACTAGCGACGTGAGGCTCCCTGAGAGCGCAAACGAAACCGAGGGATCGGTTTCCGCTCCGAGATCCTTCGGCGCTATGACGGTGAAGTCAGGCGTGGAGTGTCCACCGGGTGGCAGGGAATGGACGGCTATTACACGGTGCTCGAGGGCGAATGGACGCTGGTGACCGGCATTCCCGGTCACGGGAAGTCCGAATGGCTTGATGCGCTGGCTGTTCATATCGCGCAGCACCACGGCTGGAACTTTGGCGTGTTCTCGCCCGAGAACTTTCCGGCGGACTATCACAGCGAAAAGCTGATGGAAAAGTTCATCGGCAAGCCGTTTTCCGCTGGCCCGAGCGAGCGGATGGGCGTGGCTGAGTTGGACAGGGCAATGGATTTCTTGGCGGACCATTTCACTTTCATGATGCCCGAGTCCCCCAGTCTGGACGCCCTTCTCGAGCAGGCTAGCCGGCTTGTCACTCGCAAGGGCATCCGCGGTCTGATCATGGATCCGTGGAATGAGATCGAGCATGGCCGCGCACCAGGTCAAACCGAGACCGATTACATCTCCCTGGCCTTGTCCAAGATCCGGAAGTTCTGCTGGGCACATGGGGTCCATGCCTGGGTCGTGGCTCACCCGGCGAAGCTCTACAAGGACAAGGAGTCGGGCGACTACCCGATTCCGACTCCCTACGACGTGTCTGGTTCGGCGCATTGGCGCAACAAGGCGGACAACTGCATCACCGTGTACCGGCACGTCAAGGACGAGCATAAGCCGGTGGAGATCCACATCCAGAAGATCCGCAAGAAGTTCGTCGGCCGGGTGGGGATGGTTGAGCTCCATTACGACCGCGTGACCGGCCAATACCGCGACTACGCGCACTTCACGCGACCACCGATCTATTCCCTGCAAAACCGGGGGGCTGCGTAACCGGCCCCTCTTCGCCTGCATTTTGTGCACGTTTCACAACAAATGAAGTACATCGCCGCCGCTATTGCGGATGTGCGTTGCGCTTGCCCAGATGCCAGCTTAAGCGGCTCTGCGGTTGAGCTTGTGGCGCGCCTGCTGCGCGTCCCTCCCTACAACCCTGGAATCGTTTGAGGAACTGATCATGCTCGATCACAACAACCCTGACACCTGGCTGGAAATCCCGTTTCAGAACCCCCCTGCTGCATCCGTCAGGCGCGTTCATCAATCGGCAGATTCGAACGCCGCTCCTGGCATGGCATACGCGCCATGTCGCTGCTGGCGCTGCCGTGGGGGCGTGGCGCTGGCCGACCGCGCCACCTTGGACCGCCTGCTCGCTAAACACCTGATCACGCTCAGCGAATCGGAGCGAGGCCAGTGGATGCTGTTCTGGGCAGCCCATCCCCGCCATGACGCCGATGCACTGGACCAGATGAACACGTGGCTGCGCATCGCTGGCGGCAGCAAGGAGCCGGCACCCGTGTATGCCCTTTACGTGATGCCGGAGGAAGCATGAGCGAACGCAATGCGCCTTTTCCTCGCTTGGCGGTGGCGCTGGCCTACGCATTCAGCGATGAGAGGCACACACTGAACCGGCCGGCGATGGCCCGCGCGGCTGACACGCGACTGGGCGAGCCTGGCCCGTTGTCCGGCGCTGACGGCTGCGCGGAGATCGGCAAGGTTCGGCAGTTCCTGGAACGGAACCTGGACCCTCTGCACGTGGCGGTGCTGCACGCCCGCTATGGTCAGCGCGTGGCAAGCTGCAAGCATTGCCACAGCGAAGCGGATCACCCCGGGTGGACGGCTGCAATGCACAAGATCGCGGGGGCGCTGGGCGCGTACCTGTCCATGCGCACGGCGCATAGCGAGCTGCTGTATGCCCTCGTGCGGCGGTACTACGACAGCGGCACCGTCCGGACCCTGCAATCCTTGGCCGATGAGTACGCGTGTAAGGTGCGCAGCGTGGAGCGGGCCAGCGCCAGGGCGAACGACTGGCTGCGCGGCACGCGCGAGAAGAAGGGCACCGAACCCATCTACGGTGTCGAGCAGGCCGCGCACGCGACAGCGGAAAAGCTGCTGCGCGACGGAGGATTTATCCCGTAACGGGGTGGTGCGAGTCACATGTTAAAACGGACAAGCTAGGCCCTGCGGCCATTTCACGGAGTCTGAAAGATGAAAATGTACGAGGTCGAGGTTTCCATCACGGACGGAAATATCCACATCACGCAGCAAGACGGCACCAGGGACGAGCCAAATTTTGTGGTGATCACGTCGGATCAAGCAGACATGGTCGCTGAGTGGATCAAGGATGCGGCCGCCTCTCTGCGTAAGTCGGAGAACATTCGCCCGTTGTAGCCTTGACTGTGCGGAAGTTCACCGCCATAATCTGCGATAACGGATTTCCTCAGAAGTCCGCCTCGAGGAAGCCCGTCAGCGAAAGCGGCGGGCTTTTTCGTTGGATCGAAAAAAGCCGCTGCCCCAAAGATGAGACAGCGGCCCGTCGACATTACCTCAACTTACTGAGTATGAACTTGCCCGCCTCAAAAATGCACTGGATGGCAAGAACTATCTCTGCGGTTTGAACGACTATGGTAAATAAATCGGCCATTTTTTGGCTCTCCTTTTTATTCCGGAGAACTCGGGCCTGATCCACTGCTGCCTTGCCGCAGGACGCCATATTGCCTACGACTGTGCTCAGGTCCGCTCTCGGTCCGCGATCACTAGGTGACCTTGGAGGCGCTATCGTAATGGCTTGTTGGCCCGTTGTCGAAATAGGGCTAGCTTTTCTCTCTCGCGGGCATGCTCATGGTGAGCCACCGGCCTTCCAAGCCGCGCAGCGAGGGTTCGATTCCCTCTGCCCGCTCCATACGAACAAAAGCCCCGATTCGGATGCACCGGTCGGGGCTTCTGCATTGACGGTTGGAGAACCGCTCCGCGCCATGCTCTACCTAATACGATCTACCATCGTTATTAGATCGAATAGCCGCGAATCCCTACCTGCGTAGATGACCATGCTGGGCTTCGTCGTCTTCATCGGCGATTGCTCGCTGGGTGATGAGTTCGGCAAGAGCATCGTCCTGAAAACTGAAAGCGTCGGCAGGAAATGCGGAGCGGATGGAATCGGCGGCTGCCTGACGCTTCGTGTCTCGCTCCTTCGGATCGTCGTCAGGGTCGTCGGGATCGGCCACAAGGTCCTTTTCTAGGTCGGCATCTTCCCAAAATTTCGCTACGAACTTTTCGACTTCTTCGACGTACGCGGCGGATTTGTTTTCATACCATTCTGGCAGGTCCATCTGAACTCCAAAGGGGGGGTAGGGGACTGAGCTTGATCCCCTGGCTGAGACGATTTTCGCCAAAGCTGCGGGGGGAATTTCACACTAAGTGTTTTGACCGCCTGCGAGAGGTTGGCGGCAAAAGAGACGGTGGCGGGTTGCAGGCTGGCACCTGCCGACCGTCAGCCGACACACGGATCAGGCCCGTGATCGACTCGAGGCCGCCCCACCTGGACAGGCGGCGGCCAGTTTACATGGACGCTCACAAGCGGCAAAACCGATTGTTGCGCAGGTGGATGTAAAAGGAGCCCGCTATCACCAAGCGTCCAGCCGCTTACTGGCCTTCGTGCGGTCCGAAAATGCACGCCAAAAGCGCGTCAAGATGCGCAGGCTTCGTAAGCCAAGCGTCAACGCCTTCGGGAAGAAACCCGGGGGATTTTCGAACGCTGCCGCTAAAGATGATGATTCGCGGCGGGCGTCCAGTGCTCATCGCTCTAAGCTGGGGCGCAAGATCTATGCCGGACGCATCGGGCATTTCGACATCAAGCAGAACAGCATCGGGGGCGAACTCGGCAATGGTTCGTAGCGCAGTTGCACCATCGTGCGCGAGCTGGACCGATATGCCGGGATCCATCATCAAGCATTCGGCCGTCAGTTCGGCGGATACGGTGTCGTCGTCCACGATCAGGATGCGCATTGCGGTGATCTCCTTCTCTAGTCACCTTATAGATAGCCTGCCGCATCGACTGCCCAAGCCGCCGGGCGTTCATCGCGGGTCCATATCGTACTACTCCTCCCTCTCGCTATCGAGGGTCCGCGCGCTGGGCATGGCGTGCGGGAGGTTGATCATCGCCGCCGGGCGGTGTGCAGTGGATAGCACCCGGCAAGAACATAGATAGGTGCGCCCATGTGCAGACGAGATTTCGAAGCGGTTGTTCGACGCGATATCCGCAATGCGGAACGTGCGGGTGCAGCCGCTGCGCTGTGCGCGGCCGCCCGTCAGATGCTGAAGGAGTGCGATCAGATGTACCGACGCAAGGTGTCCGGCATCAATCGGTTGGCCCCGGGGGCCAGGCGCGAATGTCGAGCACGGTTGATGTCTCAATACATCAACCGTGTCGATGCTATAGGCGGCTTGGTGCGAACCTATGCCGCGCATCTTCGTGGCAAGGCGGTGCAGGTATGAAGCTCACGACACTCAAGCCGCGCCTTGCAATGGCTGGCTCCAGGTTGGCCGCTGCGCCGACGCCCAGCACCAAGCGCATGACGGGCCGCAAGCTGCAAGACCGCCGGTTGCGCGTCTGGTCTGCTGACCCGCACTGCGCACACTGCGGCGCGGTGACCGCGTACCCGGAAGGGTTCGAGCTGGACCACAAGGTCAGCCTGAACGATGGGGGAGCCGACACCGACGAGAACTCGCAGGTGCTCTGCGTCTCGCGCGATGCGCACGGGCGCAAGGTCGGATGCCACGACGCCAAGACGCGGCAGGACATGGGATACAGGAATCGCACGTAATGGCACAGATCACAGTCAAGCTCTCCCTTCGAGTCGCGTGGTGAGTTCGCTGGTACCTGGCCGGCGTCGCCGTCGCGGCACGCCTGACCGGCGCAACGCCGGACATGACCAAGGTGGAACGATTGATCAGGCGCGGCCTGTCCGTCCACGCCAGCAGGAAGCCGTAGGGCGCCTAGCATCGAGGCCGGGCCCGAAGCCTGCCCGGTCAAGCGTCGCGCCCTGTAGGGCCTCTGCGCGGCTCCTTGAGGCATCGGCAGAGGGGTGGCGGCCGGTGGTCAGGCGGCAGGCAGGGGGGGCGGGTCAGAAGTCTACGGCGGTTCGAGACTGGAAACCACCTGTTCCCTCACGCACGGAAAATTTCCCCCTTTTGGAAAATTGTTAACCCTTATTTGTTAACCAAAACCTATGGCATTAACCGACAAAAAGCGCCGATTTGTTGACGCGCTGCTGTCGGGTCTATCCGGTGCGAAAGCCGCTACCCATGCGGGTTACAGCGAAAACGGGGCGGCCCAAGCAGCCGCCCGATTGATGCGTGACAAACATGTGCTGGCGGCCCTTGGGCGCACGGCACAAGTTAACAAATCGGTTAACAAAAAACCGATTAACAAAACGGCCGCTCAGGCCGAGCCGGCATCGGCGGATGGCGGATCGCAAGACACGGCCACCGGCTCTGATCCTATGGACGAGATCGGCCTGAAAGCTCTCGGGCTCACCTCGGACCCACGGGCGGTGCTCGTGGCCATCATGAACGACGTGGGAGAAGAGCCGAAGCTTCGGCTGGAAGCGGCCAAAGCGCTGATGCCGTTCACGCACGGAAAAATTGCCGACCAAGGCAAGAAAGGCGCAAAGCAGGAAGCCGCCAGTAAGGCAGCAACTGGTGGGCGATTCGCTCCGCCACCGCCTCCGACCCACCTGCGTGTTGTTGGGAAGGGCTAAGCCATGTCTTGGACTACTGCCTGCCCGGATTGGGCGGCACGCCTGCGAGCGCGCCAGTCAATTATTCCCCCGCCCATCTTCGCAGACCAAGCCGAATACGCCTTGGAGATATTCAAGCAACTGCGTGTGGTGGACCTGCCCGGAAAACCGACTTTTGGGGAGTGCAGCGAGGATTGGGTGTTTGACTTCGTACGGGTCATCTTTGGAGGATATGAGGCGGCCACGGGGAAGCAGTTGATCCGCGAGTACGGGCTACTGATCAGCAAGAAGAACACGAAATCGACTATTGCTGCCGGCATCATGCTGACTGCATTGGTCATGTGCTGGCGCGAAGAAGAGGAACACTTGATCCTGGCGCCAACCAAGGAAGTCGCCGACAACAGTTTCAAGCCGGCTGCCGCGATGATCCGGGCTGACGAAGAACTGTCCGACATGTTCCACGTCCAGGACCATGTGCGCACCATCACCCATCGCGTGACGCGCAACAGCCTGAAGGTTGTCGCGGCTGACACCGACACGGTATCGGGGAAGAAGTCTGGTCGGGTTCTGGTGGACGAGCTGTGGCTTTTCGGCAAGCGCGCGAATGCCGCGGCGATGTTCATGGAGGCGTTGGGCGGCCAGGTCTCCCGCGATGAGGGGTGGGTACCGACGCCGAAGGGTACGGCCCACTCACGATCTACGGGTTCTACAAAGATTTCTCCATCGACGTCGCGTACGAAATGGTGAATTTCTGCAATCTTGAAATTGAAGGACTTACCTGATGGCAATCACAAGTTTGCCGGTTCCGCCCAGCCGGAGCGACCCTGAGAACTTCGCGGAAAGGGCTGACGTTTTTATGGCGGCGCTCCCGCGCTTTGCCGAGGAGACCAATGCCCTGCAGGCGGAGGTGACGCAGTCCGCTGTGAACGCGGATAACGACGCGAAGGCCGCGGCGATGAGCGCAAACGCCGCGAACGATAGTCGGGCTGCTGCCGCATCGCGGGCAGATGCCGCCGCTTCGTCGCAGCAAGGCGCCGGCCAGAAAGCAGCAGAGTCCCGGGATAGTGCTGCTCTGGCGCGGCAATGGGCTACGAAGGTTGGCGAGTCAGTAGATGCGGGTGAGTTCTCCGCAAAGCACAATGCGGCGGTGGCCCGCGATTGGGCGGTCAAGACCGGCGCGCCTGTAGCGGAGGGCGATTTTTCGGCGAAGCACTATGCGCAGTTGGCCGCCTCGCTCGCTGGGCTGCGGACGTTTCCGACGATCCCAACTTCGGATCAGGGAGGACCGGTACTCGTGCCCCCGCACGGCATTCTTTATTGGGACAGCGCGGTCGGTCGGTACATCAGCGCCGAATGCGCGGAGACGCGCCACTTCAGCCGCACGACACCGCCACCCGGGTACATCGCAGAGGATGGCGCGCTGCTGAATATCTCTGATTTCCCGGCACTTTTCGCGCGAATCGGAACCATGTACGGGGGTAACGGCACCACTAATTTCCGGGCGCCTGAGGGGCGGGGCGAGTTTATTCGCGGCGCTGACATGGGACGCGGGATCGACCCTGCCCGCGTCGTCGGTAGCGCGCAGGATGCGACGTCTATTCTTGCCGCCCCGGGCGCTTCAACCACGGGCAGTCCAGTCGTATTGTCCCCATCAAATGCAGATTCCACGACTAACGGAGGAAGTCCGGCACTGGCGGCATCGTCCGGGGGCGGAACTCCGGTATCGCGGTTCACGACTCGGCCGCGCAACGTCGCCCGACTCGCGTGTGTGAAGTATCAATAGATAGGAGGCGGTGATGCCCGAGAACTACAAGATTGTTTGTCAGCTAGACGCCGAGGGATATCTGGTGGGCGAAGCGGTCGCGTTCGAAAACCCGATTCGCCCCGGGCGATTCCTGATCCCGGGTGGAGCGATTGACCAACCGATTCCGGAGGTGCCGGATGACAAACGCGCCCGGTGGAGCGCAGGCGCTTGGCTTTTCGAAGAGCACCCGGAGCAATTGGCAATTTGACCCATTTGTGGCCGCCTTCACGCGGATCCACTTTCCCAGACATGTCATGAATTCAAGCCCCTTGAGGGGCTTTTTTATTGATAAGGGAGGCTGAGATGCTGACCCAAAACAGGAGCAGTGCAACTATGGAACCAGGTTCTACGGGGCTGGGAGGCCTCGCGGCTTTGAAGGTCGCAATGGCGTACGGCGTGCCTGCGGCAGTCGCCGCAATCCTTGGCTTGCTCATCATGCCGCCTCGGACTGCGCGGGAGTTCACCGTCCGCACGGTCTCGACGGTCGCGTGTTCGTTCATGTTCGGGCCGGCGCTGGCCGGGGCCGTTATCGCTTGGAAGCCGGGCCTGATGGATGCGATGACATGGCTGGCTCAGCATGGCGCTGGCAGCGACGACGCGTTGCTGGCGAAGTTCTACGTGTTGGGGCCGAGCATGTTGCTTGCCGGACTTCCGGCATGGTGGGTGTTAGGCGCGTACATGCGGTGGATGTCCCGCATGCGCGATCAGGGCTTCTTGCCGTGGTTGGATGAGTTGTTGGCGCGGCTGCCGTGGCGTCGGCCAGGCGGGGAGGGCTGAGCGATGGCGCAATTTCGATTGTCACTGCGCAGCCTGGCACGTCTAGACGGCGTTCATCCCGTTTTGATCGAGGTCGTGAAGAGTGCCATTCTTCGCACGACTGTTGATTTCACGGTGGTGGAAGGGCTGCGGACACCCGAGCGCCAGCGCGAGCTGGTGGCGGCGGGGAAGAGCCAGACCTTGAACGGCCTGCACCTGCGGCAGGCGGACGGCTACGGCCATGCGGTCGACTTGGCGCCGCTTGTTGGAGGTGCCATTCCCTGGAACGACTGGGCCAAGTTCAAGGACTTGGCCTACGTCGTAAAGGCCTGCGCCGCAACGGTGGGTGTGCCCGTGGAGTGGGGTGGAGACTGGAAGACGCTCAAGGATGGGCCGCATTTCCAATTGCCGCGCGGCTGGAAGGCAGCAGGATGATGCCCGGCGCCAAGAAGTTTGCCGGCGTGCTGTTGGGTTGGAGGGGCTATGCAGCGGCGGCGCTGGCAGGCGCTGGCGCGGTTTGGTATGTGCTGGGCGCCGTCCATGGCAAGGAATTGGCCGAGCTGAAACTGGAGCGGAATGCCGATGACTTGGTGGTCGCGCGCGGCTCGATCGAGCAAACCAACCGGGACTTGCAGTCGATGGCCGAGAACGCTCGCGCTGCGGCGGCGATCGGCCCCGAACTTACCGCGTCGATCGGCGCACTTTCCAAGGCTTTGAAAAATGCGAATCCTCTGCCTGCTGGTTGCCGGCCTGATGCTGACCGGGTGCGGACCCTCACGGACGCTGTACGTGCCGCGCGCGGTGCCACCGCTCGATAGCGGCCTAGCGGCGCCGTGTCCGGAAATTCCCGATCCGCCGCAGGCGCCCGCCAGTTACGACGATTGGCAGGCCTGGCTGCAGGATGAGGTGTTGGTCCGATACGGAATATGTACTGCCAAGCACCAGGCGACGGTCGCAGCGTGGCCCAAATGACGGGCGGCGGCTGAAGTCACTCCGGTTTGGCCTTGCGGGAAACAAACGCCAGAAGGGTGTCAATCTTCACTGGCTTATCGAGCCACGCGTCGATGCCCTCTGGATATTCCGTCGAGTCTCTGTGAGCGGTTCCGCTCAGAATGACGATCTGCACGGCAGGTGAGGAACTTTCGGCCTTCAACTGCGGCGCCAGAGCGACGCCCGACGCGTCCGGGAGGTGTACGTCCAAAAAAATGAGCTCGGGTGCAAATTCCCTCACGAGCCTGAGGGCGGATGCACCGTCCCCCGCAATTTTGACGGACACGGAGTCGCACATCATCAAACATTCTGCGGTCATCTCCGCCGACAATTGGTCGTCGTCAATGATAAGAACACGCATGGCTTCGGCCTCGAAATGATGTTTCGCGGGTTCGCGTTTCCGCAGATGGGTGGCAGCTGAGATTGGGAGTCCAATTTTAGCAAACGGGGGGGGCGGGAACGCAACTTGCCGTGCCGGCTTAAGCGTGCGCGATGCACATCATTTTCGTCACCGGAGAACCGTATGGCTACCAGCAAGAAGGGCGACAAAGCGAAGATTCAGGACCTGCTGTTCCAGGCGCTAGAAACAGAAATGGGCGGCATCGAGGTGTATACCGCGGCGTTGAGCTGTGCAACAAACGAAGATATGGCAAAGGAGTGGCAGGGCTACCTGGAGGAGACAACGACCCACAAGCAGGTGCTGCTGACCGTATTTGAAGAATTGGGCTTAGATCCGACCCAGGAGGTTCCCAGTCGTGAAGTTGTGCGGCACCATGGTCAGTCTCTGGTTGCAGCCATCGAACTTGCCAAGACGGCCGGTGACCCGGCGGCGGCGCAGATTGTGGCCGCCGAGTGCGTGGTGCTCGCTGAGACGAAGGACCATCAAAACTGGGAGCTGATTGGGCTAGTGGCTGACAAGCTCTCAGGCGTTGAAGCAAAGGTGCTGAAAAAGGCTTACGACGCTGTAGAAAAGGACGAGGACCATCACCTGTATCACACGATGGGCTGGGCGCGCGAGCTTTGGATTGAGGCGCTTGGGTTCCCAGCCGTCTTGCCTCCGCCTGAAGAGGTCAAGAAAGTCGAGAGTGCCATCGGCGCGTCGAGGGCGGAACAGGCGCGAGAGAAGATGCTTTAGGCCTGCCGTTTCCCCCTCCCGATTGAATGTTTGACCATGCCCCTTTTCTGTAGGGGCTATTTTTGCCTCGAGAGGGGGGCGGCACATGACGGAGATACTGCACCGGTGGGGAAGGGTTGACCCAGTGCGCCGGCCCGTCGTACAACGACCAAGAATGCGAGGCTTGTGACGTTTGCTGGCGTTTGTATGGGGTCGGCCCGAAGCCCCGGAACGGAGAGGAACCGCCTCATGGTGAAAATTGATTGGCAGCCAGAGGCCGCGAAAGCGGTGCTGGGTCTGGCGACCGCGGATCAGCGCCGAATCGTTGATGCGGTGGAGGGGTTTCGCTGGCGGATCGAAGACGAGGCAAGATTATCGTCCGGCGCCGAACAGTACAGCATGACGGCCGGCAACTACGACGTCCGGCTTCGAGTGCTGGACGGTGCGGTGGAAGTGCAGCAGATCACAGTAAGGGAGGAGGGGCGATGAAGGAAATCGGCCCAAAAATATTACACGTGGATGGTGTCCCTGCGTTCGTGGTGCTGCGCTTTGCTGAGTATCAGCGCTTGCTCGAACTAGCAGCTGCCTCTCCGGCGAGGCCTGTCGATGCTTCGAGTTCCCCCGCAGACGACCACCACCGTGCGGCAGAGGACGAATTAATCACGCCTTCGACTGACCGGTCGGCTCTCCCGATTCGCGACCAATCTGCGCAGCCACGAATTCCTTTGAATGGCCTGATCCCGCATGAAGTTGTCAGCGCCGCGGTTCATAACCATTGGACGCTTGCACGCGCCTGGCGCGAGTACCTCGGACTGAATCAGCTAGCCCTTGCGCAGCGACTGGGCGTAAGTGTGTCGTCGTATCTGACGATGGAAACGGAGTTCGCGCGCTTGCCCGCCACAAGTAGGGAGCGTCTTGCTGACGGGTTAGGCATTGAGGTGGAGCAACTTGTTTCACGGCCCCGCCGGTTACGCCGAGTGGAATAGGAGTTACACGGGGGACCCGCCATGGGCCCGTTCGTTCTGCTTAGTGTCCCGACTCGGGAGCTAGCATACTCTCGGGCGTATCTGCTACCGCTATACCTACCTTACCGTCGGGCAATCGGTACCTCTTCCCTGAAAGCCATGTCACCAGTTCGCCAGTGGGAAGCGTGCAAATGAACTGCGTGTGAAGGGTGCCGCGGCGGCCTGGTGCGACGACGAGTCGGCGTTGTACTCGGCACGTCGAATGATCGGGCAATTCGAGAACCACATCAGACAGTCTAGAACCGGCGGGCATTATGAGCCGTCCTTCGTTCCCCTGCGGGTCGAGTGGGGCGGGCGGTGGACCGCCCCTTGATCCAGTGTCCCCCGATGCGGCCATCGCGGCCATCGTTCGTCCGACGGATCGCAGCGTCGCGCGTTGGCTCAGCCGTCAAGCCACTGCATCCACCATCCCTGGTAATACCGCCGGCCGTCGATCTCTTCGAAGCCGCAGACCATCATGCCCCTGTCAGAACAGAAGGTGAGCAGTTCCGGTTCGAGAAGGTCGGGGATGGGGCCTTTCTCGGTCGCGCCGAACTTGGCCAGGCCGTCCATCGTCATCACTCGTACCTGGCGGCGCATGTCCTCGCGCGTGATGGAGTACATCCGCACGGTGCCGGACACGGCTGGCGCGGGGTCATTGTCCCGGCGCTTTTGGCCGAGATAGTGGGTGCGGACGACAGAGCAAAGCATGATCCTGCTGCAATATACTGTTTATCCATCCAGTATATTGCAATGGCGAAAGTCTTCCTGCGCTGTCCGCTAAATGTGACAGGTTGAAACGGTCATATCTTTATGACCGACTATGACCCATAGTAAGATTGAAACTGGTATTGTGAAGTGGTTCAACAACGACAAGGGCTTCGGCTTTATCATGCCGGAGCAGGGCGGTAAGGACCTCTTCGCTCATTACTCTGAGATTCAGGGTAGCGGGCACAAATCTCTGGAAGAGAACCAGCGCGTTACGTTTGTCGCCGGCCAAGGACAGAAAGGTCCCCAGGCGACCATGATCACACCGATTTAAGAACTGGCTGGCTTGCCTCAAGGCAAGCGGGCTGGCACCTAGCACGTGGGGCCGAATCCTTTGAAACAGGGGATTCGGCCTTTTACGTTGGGGCGCCAGAAAACCTTGCCGGCAGGCGTCAGGCCATCGGGGTCGCGAGGAGCTTGTCGGAGGGGAAGGGTACGAGGAAATCGCGGCTTTCTTCGGCGCTGACCGTCAGCCAATCATCGTGTGCTCCCTCGGGCAGGATCACCACCATGCGTTTTTCTTTGTTGGGTTGGTGGTAGTCGCGGAGGAGCGGATCCTGGTCGGCGTTGATGGTGAGCATGGTGTAGCTTTCCTGCCACTGGCCGGCCGCATCGCGGTAGCGGTCCCACAGTCCGGCAAGCCCCAACGGGGCACCATCAGCTCGGGTGAAGCGCGTTGCTACCGCCGTGCCGGATCGCCAGTCGGGTTCAAAGATGGCATCGGCAGGGATGATGCAGTGCTGCGCCCTACGCCAGGCATTGCGGAACGTGAACGCGTTGGCGACGCGGTCGTCGCGTGCGTTGAAGGTCGACAGCTTCTCTGCACCGGCCAAGGCGTCCGGGCGGGTAGAGCCGGATATCAGGCCCCAGCGCCCCACCACTGATTCCAAGTCAGGCACAGCTTCGTCGCCCGCGTCATGCTCGGGCGGCTGGCGTACGAAGATGCCCTGGTAGCGCGGCCACATGTCGTACTTCCCGAGCACGCCCGGCCTGGTCACCCCGAACGTCTTCAGCAGCAATTCGGCGTCTTTCAGCGTTTGGTAGTGGCTGCACAT